CAGGTTCTGCCATTGCAGCGCAATCTGCTCGATGACCAGGCTGATGATAGGCCACGCAGCCTGGATGACCTGGACGATGAAGCCCACCGCCGTCTTGATGGCGTTCCACACCTGGTCGACCACGGGCAGCACGTAGGCCACTATCCAGTCGATCGCCACCTGCACGTTGGCGCCGATGGCCTCGAACGCCGCCTGGATGTCGGCATCTGAAGCGCCGAAGGCCTCGGCTATCATCGTGACGATGGATGCCGCGATGCGCTGGATGGCGGGAAGCACGTTGGCCATCGCCGTCTCGATGGATGCCACCAGCTCTTCGGTGAGCTGCGTCATGTCCATGTCGGAGGTGGCGAGACCTGTGAGCCAGTTGTCCCACGCCGCGCTCATGGAGTCGAGCGAGCCCGAGATGGTCTGCGACGCCTCCTCGGCGGTGGTTCCCGTGATGCCCATTTCTGTTTGCATCACGTGGATAGCCTGGATGACGTCGTCGTAGTTTCCGATGTCGTAATGGACGCCCGAAATCTTCTCTGCGTCTGCGAGAAGGCGCTCCATCTCCGACTTCGTGCCACCATAGCCTAATTTGCGGTATGTTTCTCCGCTTTAGAGTTCGGAATATAGCGGAGCCCAGACTGTCGCTTCACCTTCGGGAAGGTGCCGTCTCGCTCAGTCGTTCACGCTGCACGGCTTTCGCCTGCTTGCGCCCTGTCCACCCTCCGTGGGTGTTCCAAGTCAATCAGAGACGGTTTCACTTCGCGGATTATGCGTTATGCCGCGAGTGCCCCTGCGATGCTAAGGTTATCAAGCATGGTGTAGTTTTGCTTCGCAAAGCCTTGATACGCGTTGGTGATGGACTCCATGTCGGTGCCCATCTTGTTGGCGTTGTCCGACATGTCGCGTATAGCCATGTCGGCGTCCTTGGCGGCTCGTTCGGTGTCGCCGTCCAGAGCCTGGATCAGCGATGCCGAGAAGCCCGTGACCTGCGTCATGTACTCGTTCGCGCTCATGCCTGCGGTCTTGTACGCCTCCATAGCGTAGGCCTGGACTTGCGCGCTGGAGTCCTTGAACATGGTCTCCACGCCGCCTATGAGCTGCTCGTAATCGGCTGCGTTGCTGAACGCCGCCGCGAACGAGTCGGTGACGAAGCCGAGGGCTATGTCCACGCCGCGCATGATGGCGCTGGACACGATGTTGCCGATGGCTACGGACTTCGCAGATAAGCCCGTTTCCATCTGCTTGCCTACGGACGTGCCGAAGTTGCCGTCTGTCTGCGGGTATACCGTAACATGCGCGGTACCCACCTCTGCGCTAGGCACTGGCCTCACCTCCGTACCATTCGTCGAATTGTTCTATGGGAATCGGGTCTTTGCCGATGCGCTTGGCATCGTCGGTGACGCCCGGGCGGATTATCCGCTGCGGCCTGGGAGGCCACTTGGACTTCTTCACCCCGCGGCATACCGTGACCCACAGAAGCTGCTCCACCGCCTCGCATGTGCGGGCGAGCAGCATGTCGGTGCGCGACCAGCCGCCCATGTCGGGCTGCGCCGCCCTGGCCGTGGCGGACTCTGACGGGAGGTGCTTCACGAAAGCCAGAAGCGCCCTCTCCCCAAGCTCGCCGCCGAGGTCGTCCAGGGTGAAGCGCGTGCGCGTCATGAGGTCGTAGTCGATAGCCTCGCCGTATTCGGCGATCGCGTGGGCGAGGCCTATGCTTCCCCCGGTGCGGGTGCGCCGATCTCCTTGCGCGCCTCCGACCAGGCCTGGGTGAGCGTGACGATGTCGTCGTCGCCGAGCATGTCCATCACGTCTCCGAGGTACTTGCGGAAGAACACGAAGATGGCGGTGCCGTCCTCTGCCTTTGCCATCTCCTCGTACTCGGAGCGGGTGAAGGTGAGGGGGAGCTTGTACTGCTCCTCCCCCACGTTCACGGTCAGGCTCGGACGTTCTGCTTTGAGCGTGACCTGTGCCATGTTATGCACTCACCACGCCGTCATCGGTGTAGATGTAGATGGACTCGCCAGCCGCATCTGCGCCACAGGAGAGGCGGACGCTCCACGTGATGGCCTCGCCGGCCACGAAGGTGAGGTCGCCGTCCAGGACGGGCTGTGCGTTGGGCAGGCACACGCGGATACGCGCGTCGCCGTCCTTCATATTGAACACCCAGGCGGCTGCGGGAGCCATGTGGGCGCCGATCTTGACGGTGACCTGCTCGCCGTGGCTGGAGGAAGCCGTGGTCCTGGTCACGTTCTCGGTGCCGAAGATGGCGCACAGGGATTCGTAGTCGGTCTGGATGAAGGCGAAGGTCACCTCGCCGGTGAACTCGTCCAGGATGGTGCGGATGGCCGAGCGCGACCAGTCCTTGATGTCGGTGGTGCTGTAATCGGCGGTCAGGGTCAGGCCGTCCTCGCTGACGTAACCTGCGGAGGTGAAGCCGGTAACCGCTGCGGTAGCGTCAGTCGGCAGGGCGGTGCCGAGCGGTGCGTACTGGACAGCGCCCACGGTGCTCGACTGGTTAGGTGCGCCTACGAGCACCTTCTTTGCATCGATAGCCATTTATAGGCCTCCTAATCTTTGATGTTTACGTTGAGCTGGAAGGAGAGCTGCCAGACAAAATGCCCGGTATCGAACCTCCCGAGCTGCGTCACCTCGGGATCCATGTCCACGGCGTTGATGCGCCCATGCGCCGCCGCGAGGTTCGGCAGCAGACGTGCGAGCGCCATGATCACCTGCTCGCCGCCCTCGTCGCTGTCCGTCCACAGCTGGACGGCGTAGCGCGGATTGTCGTGCGGGTAGCTCATGGTGCCGCCTACGCGCTGCACGATGGCGAAGTCGGTCGGGAGGTCTTTGGGCGGGTACGTCCCCACCCTCACCCCCAGGGCTTCCTCCGCCCACGAGATGACAGTTGCCATGGATGACCACATAGGTGCGGCCTCCTATCCTTTGATTGATTTGAGGAGAGTCTGGTGCAGGGCGTTGGAGCGGATGGCGTAGCGGTCTGCGGTGTAGACGATGGCGTGGCAGCGGAACTTGCCCGGACGCGCCGGGGACAGCCCGTAGTTGCTCGCGCCGAACATGGACGACGCGCGCCCCTGGATGCCCTGGGCGGCCTGGGTGACCGCGGCCTGCATGCCCGCGCTGTTGAGTATCATCTTCATTCCCGCGGGCTTCGTCTTGTATACGACCTTCGCTCCGCTAGCCATCGATCGCCTCAACTTCCACGGGCATGTTCCACTGGGTGGGGGTCAGCCCGTCCATATAGGGTTTCGGGTCTCCTACGACCCTGTAGGAGCCGCTGTAGGCTCCCGTGAGGGTAACTTTCGCGCCGCGCAGGGTTCCTGCCCACCCTTTCGGGAAATGGAGCGTCAGGGCGACCTTCACGCCGTCAGGCCTGCTCGCGTCCAGCTCGGTCGTGGAGCCTGGAGCCACCAGGACGTTGTCCACCCCGATGGCTCCCTGGTAGGCCTCCACGTAGTTGCCGAACCCGTCGCGCGCGTCCCAGATGCGCTGCTCGACCTGCACGGTCTCGCCGCACGGCGTATTAAGACTCCGCATCGGGAACCTCCAACCTGCCGTACGACGGACGTGCGAAGCCGATGCCCTGGGATACCCCCAGGCGCGCCATGTAGCCGCTCGAACGCAGCAGCTTCCACCAGTTGTTCGTCTGGTAGGGCTGCGCGTACGAGATGGTCTGGGAGTAGCTTCCAGCCGAGGTGGTCATGGACGAGATGTCCGATGCCTCCAGCGCCGCCATGACCCTCGAGACCATCGAGAGCGTGGCGTAATAGAGGTTGGACATCATGGAGTCGTCGCTCTCGTCGACGGCGACCACCTGCTCCAGATACAGGCTGCACTCCTCCAGGAGGGATTTGGCATACGCCGCATCGGACTCGGAGAAGGTCGTCCGCATCCTGGTTTCGAGGTCTTCTACAGTGGCGTATGCCATTGCCCTACTCCTTCGTCTCGTCAGCCTTGGGCGCGGCCTTGCGGCGCGTCCTGGCTGCAGGTTTCCTCTTCGGCTCTTCCACGACCTCCAGCCTGGGGTTGCCCTGCATCATCGCTGCAACCTCGTCCGTCGGCTCGTAGATGACGCCGCTGAGTTTGTCGCGGAACTTCATGGCCGTTCCTAAGCGGTCAGCTTGGCGATCAGGTCGGAAGCGACGGCCTTGGTGCCGTAGCTGTAGAACATGCCGAAGGCGATGGCGTTGGACAGCGGGACGCGCTCTGCAGGTGCCACCGTGGGGAGCACGGGCTGTGCGATTGCGCCGTCTGCCATTGCGATGCCCTTGATGCCCTCGGGCAGGTAGGTCGAGGAGAAGACCTTGACGCCGTGGAAGGTGTTGATGCCCTCGGTGGCTGCGTCATGGTTGACGCCGTCGAGATAGGTGCGCAGCTTGCCGTAGAGGGCGGGCTCGCAGACCAGGGTGATCATGTCGCGCTCGACGCCGTCGACGTAGTCGTTGTTGACGGTCTCGACCGCCTGGATGAGGGCTTCGGCGATCTCGGCTGCGTCGGTAGCGGTGGTCTCGACTGCGGTGCCTGCGTTAGCGGCCTCGGTGAAGAAGGCGCGCTCGAGCTCGCGGATCATTGCCTTCTGCGCGGAAGCGGCCTCGCGCTCGACCAGGTTGTCCACGCCGTAGAGGGTGACGTCCTTGGTCTCGGCCTCGACGATGATCTCCTTGTCGACGTTCACCGGAACGGTGACGGGCTGAGCCTTGATGGCCTGGCCTGCGCCGCCGGTACGGGCGGTGCCGTAGTTGTTGGACTGCTTGTTGACGAAGCGCTTGGCCTCGTAGGTGCCTGCACCGGGGGTGCCGGACAGGTTGACGTTCTTGATGTTCTGGGAGATGCACTCCTTCTGGACGTTCTCGATGACAGCGCCGTACTGCTCTGCCAGGTAGTCCTTGCCGGTGGTGTTCAGCAGGACGTTGAGGGATGCGATGCGTGCCATTATGGCCTCCTTAGAAAATTGTCGGGATTTCCTTCTTGACGGTCGGGGCGTTGGCCTCGCCGCCGTCGTGGATCGCGCCGTACTTCGGCTGCGCGTCGGCCTGCTGTTTCAGGAAGGCTGCGTTCTCCTCCACATCGCCGCTCATACGTGCGAGCAATGCGGCATCCACGCCCGTCTCGGCGGCGACCTTCGCCACCTGTTCGGCTCGAGCCCTGTCCTTCTCGTACTGGTCGACCTGCGCCTTGTAGCGGTCGCGTTCCTCCACCGCCTTCTGGAGTTCGCTCTTGGACGCCTCGGTGGCCTCGTCGTATGCGGCTGCCTTGGTCTTGAGCTCGTCGTAGTCGGCGTACTTAGCCCTCTCTCGCTTCAGGCGGTCGCCGATGATGGCGTCCATCTCGGCCTGCGTGAAGGTCTTTTCGGGCTCCGCAGGTGCGCCCTGCGTGGCGTTGGTATCCACCGTCTCGGTGTTCTCGGGCATGTCTCGCCCCTTTCCCAGCCTTTGGCTGTCGTCATCCGTGCGCTGCCCGCACGTGGGCATTAAAAAACCCGCCGAAGCGGGTTGATTAATCGTTGTTGTCTGGGCTGTAGTTCTTCGCCATGCGCTCGCGCGGTTCGTACCACTCAACCACTCCCTGGGAAAGATGCTTGCGCACCTCCCCCGCTTCGGTGGCGAGCGTCAGCTTGTCGTATCTGCCGACGATCTCCTTCTTGCGCTTCTCCAGCTCGGCCTTGTCGAGTCCGTCCGGATTCTTCTTGGCATACGCCTCGATGGCCTCCAGCTCGCGCCAGCAGTCGTACTGCGCGTCGAGGTCGATGCCGTCGATGGTGCTCATGCCGTAGCGCCCGGGGACGATCATGCAGTCGCACCCGCGGTGGTCCGCATGCCCCGCGCTCTCGGCGCTGTGGTACACGAACCCACGCGACGCGAGCATCATGCAGTACGAACACGTCTCCAAGCCAGTCGGGACTCGCGAGTAAGCGATGTCACCAACGCGCCTGATGTGCGCCCTGTTGGTGCGTCTCCTCGGCTGGCTGCGCCTGACCTGCCCGGGCTTGCCGTAGATGGTCGGCATGTCAAGGTTGCCGTAGCGCCTGTTGCCCTGCACGGAGTCCATAGCGCCCTGGATGCGGGCGTTGTTGTCGCGCTCCACGTTCTGGATGGTGGTGTTGTTCGCCGCCAGCCTGACGTAGTACTGCGTCATCTCGTCTATCGCATCCAGGAAGGCGTCTATGTCGCCGTCCAAGGCCTTCTGCATCTGGTAACGCACCGCCTTGGCGATCTGGTCGTCGCTGTTGCCCGTCCAGGGCTCGGCGTAGGCCACCTTCGCGCCCTCCTGCGCCATGCACGAGTCGTACAGGTCGCAGGCGAGAGATGCGGTGTAGTCGGAATAGTCCGCCACGGTCTGCGATACGGCCAGGGCTGCCGCGGCGCGCAGGTCTGCCGCCTCCCAGTTCGGGTGCGCCTTGAGCCAGCCCTTGACCATGCCGCGGGCGACCCTGCCGGAGTTGCCCTGCACGCGCTTGATCATCAGGCCGTAGGTCTCGACCTCGCCGACGTTGATGGCCATGCTAGCCGCCGATCGCGTCGAGGATTGCGGTGCCGCGGTTGCGCCTCATCTGCCCCATGATGCGGGCGATGGTCGGCTTGTCGAAGCCCTGCATCTCCCAGTACACCTCGGTGCCAGCGAAGTCGGGGACGGCCTGCGCGTTCTTGACCGCCCAGTCGCCCATGGCGGCCAGGGACGGGAACGTGGGCGGGAGGAAATGCGCCATGACGTTCAAATCCTCGTCCTGGAGCTGCGACATCGAGCGGTTGCGCGAGATTGCCAGCGCCATGAGCGCAACGTCGCGCAGCTCGTCGCCGTTGGTGACGTTGAGGTCTTCCGCCCTGCGGATGAGCTTGTCGTTCTGGGCGTTGAGGGCGTCCGCGCTCGTGGGGTTGGCATCGTTGACCACGCCCGTGTCGGTCACGGACAGGCACGATACCGCCGCGAACTGCGTCGACAGGATGCGCATCATATCGATGTGCGGCTGCAGGGTGCCCTGCGCCAGCTGACCGAACTGCGGAGTGACGCCCGTGTCGGGGTCGACCGTGCCGAGCATGATGGAGTCCATGTACTTCGCGAACTTCTGGTTGATGAGCGCGTCGTACTGGGCGTCGGACACGCCCATGAGGTACTTCTGCGGAGTGGTCGAGAACTCGAGCCCCACCGTGGCGAGCGTCATCGTGCGGATGTAGCCGCGCGTGAGGTCCATGACGGCGTTGCTGATGCGCGAGGTGCCGAGGGGCTGCCCG